GTAACGGCCATAAATTTTGCTGTCTTCCCAAGCCAAAGTAATTTCTTGACGGTTAGGCATTAGCACGCCACGCTTTATGTCGCCGATAAATGCTTTTTGATCACCAGCATTGCCGAACAAATCATCCCCAATTACATAAACTGGTACTCCTAGCAACGTCTTTCCAGAAGTTTGCGCTAATGATGCAGTTGATTCTTGGAGTAAGTAACGTCCGTTCTTATCTTTCAATGTATCAACGGCATTGTAGAATGATTGGCTAGCGATAATAACACGTGCATAAGCTGGATCTAAATCAACATTCAAAATGTGCTTGATTTGGTCGGCTAATGTATCGCTAGTAGTTGCTTTAGCAGTAAATGATTGCAAAACTGGCGCAATCAAGGCGTTATAAGTGTTAACCTTCTTTTCACCGATTGATTGGCCAACCAATGCTGTCAAATCAACTTGTGTGTCAGCAATTGACTCTTCTGAAAGTGGAATTGCACCACGATACGTGGTAACTGACCAGTCTATTTCCTTGAAAGTTGGTTCTGCTAACTTGGGATTTTCTGCCAGTTCAGCGACAGAATTGAAACGATCAGTAGCACGTTGCAAAATAGGATACTTACCACTTGGAGTAGTAACCGGTGTTTTGTTAACCAAATTTGATAAGTCAACAACTGAGTTAACCTCGGCAGATGGATCATAAATAATTTCTTCTGGAATCAAAACACCAACTTCTGACGATGTTACCTGTGAAGAAACTGCATCAGAAATTTTTGCACCGCGAGAATGGATGAAGTCGTTGATACCTTGCTTTTTTGCAGCAAGTTCAGCAGCTTTATTGTCCAAAATATTAGTCTTTTCACCGTATCCTTTAGGCTCTGGTTCAGCATCTTCAAAACTCTTTAGTTGTGAATTCAAAATGTCACGTCGTGTCTTAGCATCAGTTAATTCATCTTGAGCCTTCTTGATATCTTCTACTGAAGCAGAATCATCTTGAACCATGTTGTTCAATTTAGCATTCAAATCAGATGCCTTAGTGCTAGCGTCACGGAAGGCCGCTTGTAGTTGTTCTTTAGTCATATTTTTCTCCTTATTTACGTAAAATAGCCAACTTAGCTTGCACGAGTTTGTCGTGTTCACTTGGTTGACTATCAGTTGCGTTATTTTTTAGTTTTTTATTCTCATCAACCAAATCTTTAATATGGTTGATTACTTTTCGGGGTAGTACATTGCTAAAAGAATTAGTGACTGGCTCTTTTTCAAAAGTCATTACCTCATCGACCAATCCAAGCTCTAATGCATCGTCAGCGTTAATCCATGTCTCTTTATCCATTAAAGCAAGAAACTCTTCAACTGGACGACCTGTTTTAACTGAATATGCCTTAGCGATGGCCTTATCAGTAGATTTTAGTGCATTAGAGGTTTTATCCAAGTCATTATGGTTACCACCGGCATAGGTTGACGCATTGTGTATCATTAACTGGGCAACTGGCGAAATTTGAACCTTATCACCCGCCATTGCGATAATCGAAGCCGCACTGTATGCAGAGCTTTCAATTTGTGTAATTACTTTGCCGGGATAATTGCGCAATGCTGTATAAATTTCATTTGCTGCATCAACTTCTCCGCCTCCTGAATTAATTCCGATTTCTAAATCAGAACCATCAGTAGGTAAGTTAGCTAAAATGTCAGATGGAGATGTAGCAGCATACCCAAGACCTTGTCGGTAAATCTCTACGTCATCATTATTCGTAATTATTCCCTTAATATCTAGTTTCATTCCGTTTCTCCCTTCTGCGTAACCATTGCCACAGGTGGAACATATTCCGGGATTTCGTTAGGCAAAACACCATACCTCTTCAACATAAATTCTGCCTGAGCTTGTCCAATTGTCCCAACTTTCACCATATCGTTTATCTTATCTATACGTGTACTATCATCTATATACTGCATATCTAAAGATAAATCAGGAGCATTAGTTTTTAACGCTATTTCGTCTATCATCGGTGCAACATAGCTTATCAGATTTTCATAATACAAATTTTTAATTTGCTGGCTATTGCTATGTTGGCTTTCTGTTCTATTACCACCCCCTAACATATCCACTGGAACACCAAAAGCTTTACTAATTTGACTTGCTGAGTATTCGGCATTTGTATTCAAAGCTTTAAAAACGTCGGTTTTCATCTCAAATTGACTAAATGTAGAATTTGAGTCAAGAACCATCAGTCTTCCGCTGTTATTACCGTTATTCGCCTTCTCGAACGCATCTCTTGCAGCGTCGGCGTCTCCCTGTTCCAACAGAGCGTTACTAATTTGAAGCACTGATGTTGGATTAATGCGATTCTTTATCAAGTTTAAGCTCTGGTCAGTGCTTGCCGTGGCTATTGTTAGTTCTTTGGTTAAACTTTCTAACGGGGACATACCAACTAAATACTGATATGTAGAATCAGGCATAAGCCTAAAATGAAGTATTTGGTCTTGCGACAACATGCGTGTGGGATGATTATTATATTTAGCTAATTCATAAATCGCTCCTTGATCACTACCATCAATATCAATACTTATAATTGATGACGGTGGCATTTGTTCTAAATAGTCTAAATCAAGAGGTACATAAGCATTACCGCTCAACAAAAGCTGCACAATTACACCTTGCCAAAATGAAAAACGACCTATCAACTTTGATGGTTGATTAAGTCGTTCGCTTATATAAGTATTTTCTGTTTTGAAGTTTGCGCTAGCAATATCACTAGCTATGCGGTTAATAACACTGAAAATATCACTATTCTTTAATGCGCTTGCACCGCTAATGTAACTCACTGGTAGTCCAGATATTTGTGAAATGATTGGATCATATCCGTGTGTACTTGGATAAGTATTATCACTAATTTTATGTTGCCGATTTCTCGAAGTCATCAAACCCATTCATCTATTCCCTCCTTTCTTCTAAACTAAGTATCACAGCCATAACTATAAATAATAATCCAGAAATAAAAAAACCGACAATCAAGTTAAAATAAAAAGCTCCAACGTCAATTAGAGCGATTCCTAGAATAAAAAGTATTACCGATAGCCAATCTTGAATGAATTCGAATACTCTTTTAATACAAATTTTCATCATCCAAACATCCTCTTAAAATATTCCTTCTTCTGTTCTCGGTTCAAGTCATTAAAGGGATTATAGTCATCCCCTTTGAAGTCTTCAAAGTAAAATTGTGCCCCCGTATGCGCATTAATTAGAGCATCAGAAGTATCGATATGGTCACTCGTACGATTCATGCGGTCAATCTTAACAGCACCGCCCCTGTCCTCTATCAATACAGCATTAGTAAATCCATCAATTAACAAAGGGTCATCTAGTATAGCTGCATTGCCATTAATAAATTGACCTTGCAAATCCTTGGTTGGGTTTGATAAAACTTGTGAAGTTGGTCTAACAGTTGATACCGGCCACTCATCATGGTAATTTTCAATACGTTTTAATAGCCAATCAGATAAATTAGGATCTAACGCAATCATTTTAACTTTCAAGTCATTGTCAGCAATAAATTGTTCTAACCAATGATAGACCTGATCTTTGTCAATTGTTCCTTCTGGGCTTCTAGTTATCTGACACATGCCAAGTAACTCTAACTCTCGATAGTTAATACCATCTTGTTTCTCTTTTGCATCGATTGTCTTAGCCTGTGCAAATGGAATAAAGCTGAATTGTTTGCAAAAATATTTTTCTTTGTTTGTTTTTTTAAATGGAAATATAAATCCAAATGACGTATTATCATTGCTTTGACTACCATCAAATCCAATGTAAACATCTCTACCTTTTATATCAAAATCTGATATGATGTTTTTTTGAATATTTTCTAGTGATAAGTAACTGTTTTGAAACTTTTTACTCCAGATATTGAGTGATTTATTGACAAATGTTGCTAACTCACCACTTCTATCGGCATCATCTCTATCTTTGATTAGACTATTAATCTCTGATTTGTATTTTTCCTCACTCATTTCATTTAAGTTTGGATTTGATTTATGCCAAATGTCATCTTCAAAAACTTCATTTTCACTATCTTGAGCGTAAATAATTTGAAAAGTATTATCAGCTTCACGTAAATTATCTTGTTCAATAATTTTGCGCATTAGGTCCTGGTCTTTTTTAAACTTAACTTTGGCATTTGGGTACGCAGTAGATATCTTGACGAACATACGGTTTTTAATACCGTTTTGTCCTGAAGTTATTTGTCTAAGCGTTTCATTTTTGTCTGGTTTTAGATTACCGATTTCATCATAAACAGCTATAACATTATGAAACGAATCGAAACCGCCTCCTTCAGAAGTACCTTTACGAATTGTATTCTTACTGATACGACCGATTACTTGTTGTGTTTGCGCATCCACATCATTTTCTTTAGCCCAAGCAGAGAATTCAGGCATTTTTAACAGCTTTTTAGCTTGAATAGAAACATCGTTGAACAGCTTCGTTGCATGCTCACTATCATAACTCGCTACTAAAAAATCTTGTGATGTTGCTTCAGCAGCTACCATAAAGTAATAGAAATTGACTAGCATAGACGCTATAAATGTTTTTCCTTGTCTACGAGCTACACTAATGTTAGATATGGTAAATCTAGTGCCATTTTCTTCCGTACGCCAACCTAACAGGCTATCTAATATGAATGATTGCCAGTTGTATGGCTTCAAAGTCACTTTAAAATTATCGGGGTTGGGGAGTATTCTAGTAAAATGTTCAATCATAGTGACATAATCAGTATCATAATGATAAGGAAAGTCGCTGTCACGCTGACGGCCTAAGTCTTGCATGTGCCTGAAACAAGCTAATTGTGCATCTCTACCAGTTATGTATTTATCAGTAAACAAAACGTCGAATGCATATTGCGTAGCTGGATCATTGTATTTATCAAGATAACGTTTATATCTTCTTTTTTCTGACTTAACAGCGCTTTTTATATCCGTTACGCCTACTAAATTAAATTTCTGCACCAAAA